CTTCCTTTTCTGGTTCTTCTGGTTCTGGTGGTACACCTTACCAGTACACCCCTACGAATATGATTGGTGATGTTGCTTCTTTTGCTGGTGCTATGAAATCTCTTTCGGAAGCTCGTAAGTCTGGTACGGAAGCTGATTTGTTGGGTAGGTATGGTGATTCTGATTATTCTTCTCGTATCGCTAATACGGAAGCTGATACTTATTTTAAACAGCGTCAATCTGATGTTGCTACTGCTCAGAAAGCTAATTTGCTTTTGTCTGCCGAAGCTCAGCAGGTTATGAATATGTATCTTCCGCAGGAAAAACAGATTGAGTTATCTACGCTTGGCTCTCAGTATTGGAACTTGATTCGTGACGGTTCTATTAAGGAAGAGCAAGCTGAGAATTTACTTGCTACTCGTTTGGAGATTGCCGCTCGTACAGCTGGCCAACATATTTCTAATAAGGTTGCTCGTTCTACGGCTGATTCTATCATCGACGCTACTAATACTGCTAAGATGAATGAAGCTGCTTATAATCGAGGTTATTCTGTATTTTCTAATGATGTCGGTTATCGTACCGGTAAGATGGATCGCTGGCTTCAAGATCCCGTTAAAGCACGTTGGGATAGAGGTATAAATAACGCTGGTAAGTTTATTGAGGGTCTTTCTAATATTATCGGTTCTGTTACTAAGTTTGGTTTCTTAAGAAATGCTAACCAAAGGTTAAAAGAAGATAAGCTACAATTTGACAGAGGTACTGTCGATATTTTCGACGATAACAAAGGTTATTCTTGGACTCGCCAACATCGTGGACGTTGATGTTTATTTGTTTTATTCCTTTAAGGGATTGGCTTTTCAGTCAGTCCCTTTTTTGTATGGCCCTTCTGCTTCACTTTACCCTCCTATCCATTCTGTCCGTCCAGCTGCATGGGGGGCCCCTTTGGGGGGAGCAGGCACGCTCCCTAAATCTCTATGACGAGACGGGAGTCGAGCATGAAAAAAACGTCGGCCGTCCACGGGCCGCAGCCGTGGCCGCCGGAGGCATCATAAAGTTAAGCTATTTTACTTTGGTACGAAGTTCCCCGGCTTTCGTGCGAAGCAAACCGGATTAATTGTAATCTCCGGTTCAAACTCTCCTTGTTCACGATAGGCGAAAGTCACATCACTTTATAGATATTGTGTATATCAAAATTAGTTTTTATATTTGCGGTATGATTAACAACCGTAGTAAAACATATGGCTCTTGTCTTCATCCTCGTGTGATAAAGAACAAATATACAGGTGACCCTGTGTATGTTCCTTGTGGCACGTGTGAGTTTTGCATACACAATAAGGCAGTCAAGGCTGAGTTGAAATGTAATGTTCAATTAGCTGCTTCTAAATATTGTGAGTTTATCACTCTGACCTATTCAACGGAATATTTGCCAGTCGGTGAGTTTTATAAAGGTGCTTTTGGTGAGGTAAGATTTCGTTGTTTACCTCGTGATTTTGTTTATTCATATAAGACCGTTCAAGGTTATACCCGTAATATATCATTTAACGATGAATGTTTTGACTTCGATACTCAATTGTCTTGGGATTCTGCACGATTGTTGCAGAAGAAAACACATCTACACTACACTTCTTTTCCTGATGGTCGGCGTATTTATAACCGCCCTTATATGGAAAATCTTGTCGGTTATCTTAACTATCGTGATATACAGCTTTTTTTAAACGTTTGAATCAAAATATAAGGAGTATTACAAATGAAAAGATTTACTACTACGTTGTTGGAGAATATGGGCCAACAACATTCCGTCCGCATTTCCATGTCTTATTATTCCACGACTCGAAAGAGCTCAGACAAAGTATACGACAGTTTGTTCTTAAGAGTTGGCGCTTTGGTGATACAGATACGCAACCTGTCTGGTCTTCCGCTTCTTGCTACGTTGCGGGATACGTCAATAGTACTGCGTGCCTTCCCGACTTTTATAAGAATTCTAGCTATATTAAGCCGTTCGGTCGATTTTCTACGCATTTTGCGGAATCCGCTTTTAATGAGGTTTTTAAACCGGAAGAAAATGAAGAAATATTCGCTTTATTCTATGATGGTCGAATGCTCGAACTTAATGGAAAGCCTACACTTGTGCGGCCTAAAAGGTCGCATATCAATCGATTATACCCCCGACTTAATAAGTCTAAGCATGCGACTGTGGATGATGATGTACGAGTTGCAACGGCTTTATCAAATATCCCCCACGTCCTCGCAAAATTCGGCTTTATTGACGAAGTAACTGACTTTGAGATGTCTAGGCGTATATATTACCTTATTCGTAGGTATCTGGAAGTTGACCATACATTGAAATATGCTCCTGAACAACTTAGGTTGATTTACAACTCTTGTCGTTTGTCGTTGTATATAAATTTCTCTGACGAAAGTGGTTGTGCTGCGATCTATCGTTTGTTGCTTAATTATCGTAACTTGGTTAATAATTGGATAACTGCGCCTGTTGGTAGTGTTGCGTTTACTGGTCAATTACGTTATGCTATTAGATCAATTCACTCTTTCTATGATTATTGTGCTAAACGTTCGTTGCGTGACCAGTTGTTGAAAGTTAAGAAATGGTCTAATGATTCTTATGTACGTGATAATTTGTCAATATATTATTTTTATCCGTTGACTGATGTTGATATAATGAAGAAATCTTTTTCGGAGATAGTGTTTGATAGTCCTGTTTTGCGAGCTAGCTACGCAGATTATGCCGCGGATAATCGTGAGCGTATCAAACATAAAGCTCTGAATGACAAGAACGCTTTACTTATCGCTTCTGTTGACAAAAACATTGATTACTATTATGGAAAATGAAAGTTATTATTCCGCTGTGTTACACTATCTTGGACATAAGCGTGAGGTTGTTATTCGTTTGGATGCTGCGGTGATCGATTCATTTCTTACCCGTGGTTATGTAGTTGAGCTTTTAGCTCCTATTCCTGTTGTGAAAGAACCTGCTTTAGATTGATTTGTTATGTATAAACCAATTCACTTTTCTTTGTTGGAACTGGTCAATACCAGTACAACAACTTTGGCAAATAATATCCCAACTTGGGATTCTTTGTTGAACTTGACTTATCTCTGTAAGTATATACTTGACCCGTTGCGTGACGCTTTCGGAAAGCCTATTTATATTAATTCCGGTTATCGTTCGAATTTTGTAAACGAGGCTGTTGGTGGTGTTTCGAACTCTCAGCATAAATTTGGCTATGCTGCTGATATTTCGGTTAGTAGTCGTGATTCTATCTCTGAACTGTTTGCTTTGATTCAGGAAATGGAATTGCCGTTCGATCAGGTTATTTATTACCGTAAAGCTGGCTTTATTCATGTTTCTTGGTCCCCGACTTATCGAAAGCAGATTATTGTTAGGGATGCTTAAAGTTGATTCTTTCCCGTCTATTCACAATAGTGTAGTAGACGGGATACCTGAAAATTACGTTTACTATTATAAAAAGTATTTGTATGAAATTGAATTTCTCCGTTTTAAAAAAAGTGATTTTGTTGATTTACGACATTTTGACGTTTCTGTTATCGAGAAAGAAAAACAATTAGTTATTAATTTTAAGTTTGAAGAAAAATGAGTAGTTTATTTTCTTATGGCGATATTAAAAATTCGCCTCGTCGTTCAGGCTTTGACCTGTCTAATAAGTGTGCTTTTACAGCCAAGATAGGCGAGCTTTTACCTACCTATTGGAAATTCTGTTTGCCTGGTGATAAATTTCATATTTCTCAGGAATGGTTTGCACGTACGCAGCCTGTTGATACTTCTGCGTTTACCCGTATACGTGAATATTACGAGTGGTTTTTTGTTCCGCTTCATCTGCTTTACCGTAACAGTAATGAGGCAATTATGTCAATGGAAAATCAGCCTAATTATGCGGCTTCTAGCTCTGCCTCTATTAGCTTTAATCGTAATTTGCCGTGGGTTGATTTGGCAACTATTTCTGCCGCTGTTAAGAATGTTACTGGTAGTTCTTTTCCTAATAACTTCTTTGGCTTTTCTCGCTCAGAGGGTTTTAAGAAGTTGTCTTCTTATCTTGGTTATGGTGAAATAGACCCTGATAAGTATGCGCAGAATTATCGTTTGTCTGCTTTTCCTTTTTACGCTTATCAGAAAATTTATCAGGATTACTACAGACATTCTCAGTGGGAAAAGAGTAAACCTTGGACTTACAATTGTGATTTCTGGAATGGAGAGGATTCAACGCCTGTTGCTTCTACTGTGGATTTGTTTACTCAGAATCCCAATGACTCGGTTTTCGAGCTTCGTTATGCAAACTGGAATAAAGATTTGTGGATGGGTGCTTTGCCTAACAGTCAGTTTGGAGATGTTGCGGCTGTTAATTCTATGATTGACGCCTCTACTGCTAAGGTTTCTGTTGGTGGTTCTGCTCTTGTAAATGGTAATATGCCAGTTTTATATGCTGATGAAAATGGTTCTGTAGGTAGTATGATTGCTGGTATTCGTGCCGGTGGTATTGAAGGTGCTCCTGGTAATGGTCAGACTGCGACTGCTTATCCTAGTGGAAATTTGCCTGCTAATACCCCCTACTTTTTTGCACATGGTACTGAAAAAACGCCCGTTGGTCCCAATAGTTCACCTGCTGCTATTTCTGGTTCAGACCTGACCGCGTCTCTTTCTGGTCAGTTGAACGCACAATTTTCTGTTCTTCAACTTCGCGCCGCTGAAGCCTTGCAAAAGTGGAAAGAAATTGCTCAGGCGAACGGACAAAACTATGCTGCTCAGGTTAAGGCACACTTTGGCGTTTCTACTAATCCTATGCAATCACATCGTTCGACTCGTATTTGCGGTTTTGACGGTTCTATCGATATTTCGGCTGTGGAAAATACAAATCTTACGTCTGACGAGGCTATTATCCGCGGTAAAGGTTTAGGCGGTCAACGTATTAATGACCCGTCAACCTTTACTTGTACTGAGCATGGTATAATTATGTGTATTTATCACGCTACTCCGCTTTTGGATTATGTGCCTACGGGCCCTGACTTACAGTTGATGTCTACTGTTAAGGGCGAGTCTTGGCCTGTTCCTGAGTTTGATTCTTTAGGTATGGAGTCTTTGCCGCTTGGTCCTCTTATGAATAATAAGGCCCTTGGTGGTAGTTTGAACAATTCATTTGCTGGTTATGTTCCTCGTTACATCAGTTGGAAAACTTCTACTGATGTTGTCCGTGGTGCCTTTACGGATACTTTAAAGTCTTGGGTCGCTCCTGTTGACCTTGACTATATGAAAGTCTTTTTTGCTGGTAATACGGATGATTCGACTATTGCGGAGAATGTATTACTAACTTACTCTTGGTTTAAAGTTAATCCCTCGGTACTTAATCCTATTTTTGGCTTGGCCGTTGATTCTTCTTTTAATTCGGATCAATTGCTTTGTAACTGTCAGTTTAACGTTAAGGTAGCGCGGAATCTTTCTTACGATGGTATGCCTTATTAGTTAACCGCAGTCTACTCTCAACTTGAGGCCAGCGAAGCGAGGCCGACTGCCGGCCTCAGGTTACTTCTATCTTTCCGCTTATGAACGGACTTTTGACTATGCTAAGGAGTGAGGCGCTGTCCCGCCGAACTAAGAAATGGGAGCGTAGCGACTTCCTTAAGATGGTTATTTATTTATTTATTTATTTATTTAGTTATTTTAGTTATGAAAAAAGATGTTATTATTAGAGGTTTTGCACGTTATTCATTAAATCGTGACAATCAACTTCATAATTATACTTTTCACGGTGTGCATTCTGCCGCTGTTGCTCTTTCGGGTGTACTTCGTGAACAATCTCCTGTTGAGGATTTTCTCTTTGAGGATAATTTTGACGGTTCGAGAACTTTCGTTAGTGACTATTCTGTTCTTTCTGGCCAAGCTGCTATTGACCAGATGAATCCGACTCAATTACGCCGTTATCTCAATGGTTTACGTCCCTCTTCTTCTCCTTATACTCACCATTATAATGATGATTTCCTTTTGGAATATTGTAAGGATAGGAATATTCAGTCTTATACTGAAATGCAGGCTTGGTTAGAACATCTTATTTCAGAGGGTCAGTCTCTTGAAAATGATGTTGCCGCTTATCAGGCTGCTAAGTTGGCTGAACAACAACAGGCTACCGAATCTCAACAAAATGCCCAGGATTCTACTGAATGATTGGTGCTGCTATTGGTGCTGCTGGCTCTTTAGCCAGCGGTGTCGTTAACGCTATTGGTAATAATCGGCAAGGTTCTAAGAATCGTAAACATCAACTTGAAATGCAGCGGATTCAGAACGAATGGGCAAGTTCTGAATCTCAGAAATCACGTGATTTTGCTAAATCAATGTTTGACGCTACGAACGAATGGAACTCCGCTAAAAATCAGCGTGCACGCTTAGAGGAAGCTGGTTTGAATCCTTATTTGATGATGAACGGCGGTTCGGCTGGTTCTGCTCAGTCTACATCTGCAACTTCCTTTTCTGGTTCTTCTGGTTCTGGTGGTACACCTTACCAGTACACCCCTACGAATATGATTGGTGATGTTGCTTCTTTTGCTGGTGCTATGAAATCTCTTTCGGAAGCTCGTAAGTCTGGTAC